CTTTTGGTCCTTCAATAGTCCCAACTTCTTTCTTTGCAATTTCAATAATTGCTTCTACTGAGCCTTTAACAGCCATACAAAACCTCCTAAGTTTAGTACTATAAGTATATCAAAAAATGAGCAGTTTTACAACTTACTCAGGTTGTTTTAGACGGTGGTCTAAATGTTACTTTATCTTAATAGTTTTAGGCTTTTTATCTTCAGGAATAATACGATCTACATTAATATGTAGCATACCATCCTTCATATCAGCCCCAGTAACTTCCATATATTCTCCAAGGGCAAATGATCGTGTGAACTTACGACCTGCAATACCCTTGTGAACTACTTCAGCATCTGTTACTTCAACGATCTCTCCCTTGATAACTAATGTTCCATTATCTACAGATACATCAATATCATCTTTTGAAAATCCTGCAACTGCAATAGAAATTCTATATGTATCTTCATCTAATTTAAGAAGATCATATGGAGGATATGATTGTGTATTAGTTTTGTGTGCTGAATTAAGACGGCCTAACTCTCTGTTAAAGCCAATAAAAAAAGGATCATTGAATAGATCCATAGCGAATTGTGTTACCATTTTATTCCCCTTTCAAGCGAATAAGTTAATGTACCCCCGAAGGCAGTACCTATCTATTATACCAAACTTTGGAGCGGAAGACGAGACTCGAACTCGCAACATTCTGCTTGGAAGGCAGAAACTCTACCATTGAGTTACTTCCGCTTGGTGTCTCCAACGGGATTTGAACCCGTGTTACTGCCGTGAAAGGGCAATGTCCTAGGCCCCTAGACGATGGAGACTTGGCTGGGCTGGTAGGCCTCGATCCTACGACTTGCGAATTAACAGTTCGCCACTCTACCAACTGAGTTACAGCCCAAAACCTTATATTATAGGAACCAACCTACTAGAGACATTTTAAACCAGTTCCAGTTACGCATAATCTTTTGTAGATTATTTAGTTGAATTGTTAGTTCAACAAACTGCTCTGTCTGGCGCTCTTCAAATACTGCTACTTCTTCTGCAATTACTGTAGGAGTTTCTGATTTACTTAACTCAGTGACAGATAGCGTAGCACCAATTGTCTTATCCATAGGTTCTGATCTAAATGTTGGTCTACCATCTGAAGCGCCCACTGTGTCATTAAATGTAAAGGATGTTTGAGTTCCCTTTTCAATTGATGAAGTCAACACAACATTCTTTGTTTCTTCTTGAATAACTGTATTAGAAACAACAGGACTGTCATTTGTTACAGTAAATCTACCGTTAGATTCTTTGACTGGAGTGCTGTCTGGATTAGACAAGTACCCGCCTTGATTTTGATGTGTAAGAGGATTTGCTGCTACTTGTGGAACAACTCTTGATCCAGCAAATGTTCCTGATCCACAAACTGATGGCTGGCAAACAATGATGTTTGTTACAGTTCCGTTTCCGTCTACCATTGCATATGTATGGCAAGGATCTTCTGCAGAACATTCTCCTGCGTTGGCTGGGGCAGATACAAAAGCAAGTGCTCCAACAGTTAATAAAATACTTCCAATTACTGATTTGATTTTCATATTATTCCTTTACTTTGATTACTAATTGGCATGGGTCGCCACCTGCTTCCCACTCTTGTTCTTCTTCTTCTGTCATGTAGGGATCTCCTTCATGAGTATTGCAAAACGGTTCTGTTACCCATCCCCGCTCAATTCCATTAGTTAGCCAGATCTGAAACTCAGGTACGTCTTCTTCTATAATCATATATTAAGTATATCCTTAAATGCTAACTACGTCAACTGGACCCATGCATGATGGGTTAAATTTAATTGCTGAATTTACTGCGCCTACCACACGCTTTCTTGCATCTTTAGCCTTTTCGGTGGCATTTAAATATCCATAAGCATACTCTGCTCCTGAACCCATAGCAAGGTATGGAACTGTGTATTTAGATAAAGACATATCTGCAGAACTATGCTCATAGATTTGTCCACGAACTGCAACTATCAAACCAAAGTCTGACTCTTTTCCTGTTTCAACCCACCAATCAGTATAGAATTGCTTGAGTTGTTTAATAAACTTGGTTTGCATAAACTTATCTGTATCTTTGATATCTGGGACATAAGGGTTAAAGTTATAGCGCATGCGCTCACCATCCATAGAGCCTGCATAACCAATCAGGTATGGGCCTAGTTTCCATACTTTTGGTGCTGTTAATGCTAGAATAGTACCATCGTCAGATGCACCACGATCTCCAGCCATGTAGATTTTATTATTTACTTCATCACGAACTACTGCAATACAAGTCATGCAGAAACCCCTCCCAGTTGTATACTTTTAAGTATACCATTCCCTGGAAGGGGCTGTCAAATAGGGTCAAAGATGTTTAATTATGCTGTCTTTGATCTTTTTCTGCGTGTTTCTACTGCCATATCTTGCACTGTTACTGCATTCTTGTCTGTGGTAGAAAATGCTGCATTGATCTCATCTCTTGTAAGTTTGCCGTCATCCATAAATGCACGAGCCAACTTCTCAACAACAACTGCTACTGCGCTAAGTCCAGCAACTGTCATAGCCTTTGCTACTGAAATTCCTGCGATTGCACCAGCACCGATTACTGCTAATGCATTTGCTGCGAATACCGCAACAATACGCATGAGAATATTCCAAATATTTGTGATACTGTTCATGTTTACTCCTCTCTATTTCTAATAGGGCTAGTTATAATCCAAAGGGCAAGTGTTGCCATGATTCCATAACCAACGATTGTTTTTGCACTACCGTCTAATACCACCCAGGCAATAAACATTCCAAGAAGAGTCCATGCCTGATCTACTAGATCTTTTAATATATTCTTTATTATTCTTACCACTTTCTTCCTCCTCTTGAACCTGGTGAGTTAGCGCCTGAGCCACCGCCAGAACTTCCTCCACCACCTGTGCCACCACTTGTTGATCCTCCTGCTGCAACTGCTGCGGCATTAATTGCTGCACCTGCTGCTACAACTGTTGCAACTACCATATCTGTTGCTTCTTCTCTTTCGCTTTCTGTCATGTCCGCACCAATACTTCCAAGGGCTGCTAAGGCTGCTCCTGGATCAGTAAATGCTGCTTCTAGCAATGCTCCTGGATCTTGTACAAGTTCTACATTTGCTGCTACCTCTGCTGTAATTATTAGTACCTCGCCAGATTCAGATGTTCTAAGTTCAATAGGTGTTGAAGGTGGAAGATCTGCATAGGATACTCCAGATGCTTGTACTTGTGCTGCTGAAATAGACTCTCCAGGCTTGAGATCTTCAATGAGCGCTGCAACAACAACTTCCTTTTGTTCTTCAGTTAATTCTTTGCCATCTTTTGCCTCTTCAAGAATTTCTTTTAATTCTTCTTCTTCTGCCTGTGCCTTTTCTTCTTCAGCCTTTGCTGCTTCTAGTTCTGCCTCTTTTGCTTCTGCTTCTGCTTTAGCATCTTCCTCTGCTTGTCTTGCTGCCTCTGCCTCTGCTTCTTTAGCCTCTGCCTCAGCAATAGCATCTAGTTCTGCCTGTCGTGCTGCTTCTGCCTCTGCTTCTAATCTTTCTGCTTCCGCAATTGCTTCTTCTTCAGCCTTTGCTTCTGCTTCGGCTTGAGCCTTGGCTGCCTCTTCTTCTGCTGCTATGCGATCAGCCTCTGCTTTTTCAGCATCTGCTTGTGCTTGCGCTGCTTCTTCTTCTGCAGCAATTCTATCTGCTTCTGCCTGTGCAGCCGCTTCTTCTGCAGCCTTGGCTTCTGCTGCTGCTTGGGCTGCTGCAGCCTCTGCTGCTCTAGCATTTTCTTCTGCTATGGCTGCTTGTCTTTCTGCTTCTGCTCTTGCTGCTGCCTGTCTAACTGATTCTTCTGCTGCAAGAGTAGCATCTACAAGAGCATCTGCTGCGCTAACTGATGAATTCATTGAACTAACTGATTGAGTTACAAGCAACAACGCTGAATCTAATTGTGATTTTGCTGTCTGAACCTGTCCCTGCCAAAAAACTACCTGTTGGTTGGCTGTTGTTAAATTAGACTGTGCTGCTTGCAATGCTTGCTGTGCTGCATTTATTTCTGATTGCAACGAATTTTTATTTGACATTAATCCAGATAATACGGATTGTGCTGCAGTAAGATTTATTTGTGCTGTAGACAAGTTAGCCTGTGCAGTTGCAAGTGACTGTGCAAGATTTGTGTTTGCAGGGGCTGGAGTGTAAGGTGTATATCCAGTTACATCTATATGGGCAGATAAATTTGTTGGTGTGCTACCAGCATTTTGTTGAACATTTATAGCGGTTAATTGATTATTTATAATTTGATTAACTTGAACTTGACCATTACCTGCCTGTCCAACAGAAGAAACATCTGCTTTCCATGTTCCATCAATTGGATTTACATCAGCATTAAAAATAATATTTGTAAGTTCTCCAGACCTAGTTCCATATCCTCTAACCATCCACTCAACTAATAAACTATCAATAGTTGTTGAATATCTTAAGTAAGTATCTTCATCAACATTCCACCAGTCACGGAAGTTAATATAAACTGCTGGAGCATTTCCACCCCAACCCTGAAGTTGCCCAAAAGATATCAAACCATTTGTAGCAACATAAACATCTGTATATTCTTGATCGCCAAGTCTGAGTGCATAAGGAAGATTCATCTTAAATGCATAATCATCATCTTTTGGAAGATCTGTGGTCTGTGGATTACCAGCGTTCTCTAGTCTAATCTGGTTTTGAACTAAGGTCACATCTTCTTGACGAGCAAGAACTGTAGCGCTATCAGAAGCAACTACCACTGTCTGGCTATCAATTTGTGTATTAAGAACTGTCATGCTGTCTGTCAAAGATAGGACTGTTGCTGATTCTGTGGCTACCGTTTGTGATCTTGCAGTCTGTGTTTCTATCGCTTGGGCCAGGGAATTCTGAGCAGAAGTAACATTATTAACAGCCACAGTAGCACTATCTACTACTGTCTGAGCCTGGGTAATTGAGTCCTGTGCCTGTGTGATAGTGGCTGTAATGGTCTCTGTAGGGCTTGTAATGGC